AATTATATTATTTTATAAGTTATATTATTTTTTGTAAGTAATTTATTTATATTAATGTTTGAAGGATTATGAAGTATAAATAGTTTATTATTTATAAATTGTAATGAAATATAATTGTTGGTTAATATTTTAGTAGTTAATTGTATTTGATATTTATTTATAAGTAACATAGTTTGTTTTATATTATTATCCAATGTAACTTGTATTTTGTTTGTAAAGTAAAAACACTAAATGTTTATTGTAACATTGTCAACAAAAATGCCAAAAAATTGATCAATTATCATAAAATAATGGGTAGGGCTGTTAAAAACATTGTGTTTTACATAAATTGTTGAATAAAAAATAGGAAAGTACAGCACCATAACCCAATATATGCTATACTTTTAGTATGACATTAGCCTTATAAGGTATATAAGTAAGGGGCTATTGTCACCCTTTGTAAGTTTTCGCCATTATCTGTAAGTATATATAGATATATGGAAACACAGAAGCATATGGGCCGTAATCAGCTAGTAAAAAGACTGATCGCTCAAGTAGGTGACAAAGGTTTTGCCTACGCACTACTGAAGAAACGCGGGCATATGAACCCAGATGGCACACTTACAGCTGAAGGTCAGAAAAGAAACAAAATGACAGCTGGTGAACGCGCGCATGACAGAGCAGACACTACGCCTAGCACACATACCTATGACAGTGCAACTAACACGGTTAAAAAAAATTAAACAATGGCTATAATTAATTCTTATACTACAGTAACGCCTAAGGCAGAAGATTTATTACTTATATCAGATGTCTCTGTAGAAGGTAATCCTACCAGAACAGTAACAATAAATAGCGTTTTAGCTCTTGGAACAGGTGGAGGTGGCAGTGGAATAACCAGTGTAACTTCTACTAATTCCAATTTTTTATCAGTGACAAACTCCACTGGACCAGTTGTAGTTCTTGATTTAAATACAGGACCTGTTCAAAGTGGAGGTAATAGTTTAGCCACAACGGGTGATATATTCACATTTACTAACACATCGATAACAAATGCTATAAACAACTTAGGTACAATTGGAACTGTAACTAATTTTGCAGTAGATTCTACAGCAATAGCAGCTTTTACAACAAGTGTTACTAACTCCACTACCACTCCGCTTCTAACAATTGGTATTACCGGTGGATCAGCAGGACAATATTTAGATTATTTAGGAAACTGGTCAACACCAGGACTAAGTTCTATAACATCGACAGCACCTATAACAGTAACAGGAACAACTACACCTAATATAGGTATTACTCAAGCTACAACCTCTACCGACGGATATTTAAGTTCTACAGACTGGAATACTTTTAACGGTAAAATGCCAACGTTTACAATAACAAACAATGGCACTACAGGTGCAGCTGCTTTTAACTCAGCAGGAACAGAACTTAATATACCTGTTTATACCGGCGGTGGTGGTTCAGGTGGAGTATCAAGCGTAGGTTTAACAATGCCTTCTGCTTTTACTGTTTCTACGCCTAATCCAATTATCTCAGCAGGTACATTTGTTGTCGCAGGATCTGGTGCAACAAGTCAGTTTATAGATGGTACAGGAGCGCTACAAGCTACTTCTTCTATAGCAGGTACTTATTCATGGCTTATTGATGGTGACTCAGGTGCGGCTACAACAGTGGCGTCTGGAGATACTATAGAGTTTGCTGGAGGTACATCTATAGAAACAGACTGGGATAATGGTCTTAAAAGATTAACCATAGACTACACTGGTGCTTCTGGTATAACTAGTATAATAGCAACAAGTAGCAATACGGCTTCATTGGGGCCTTCACCTGCTTTAACAGCAAACGGCACATTAACTATACCATGGAATGGTACAAGTAATGATGTTGTGTTAGGTAATGGTTCACTTCAAACATTATCTACAATTCCAGGGACATACACATTTAGTCTTCAAGGAGATTCAGGTGGTCCTACTGCTATAAGTTCAGGCGGTATTATAGATATAGCTGGTGGTACTAATATAACAACTACTTTAACAGGTAATACTTTAACTATAAATGGCCCTTCTTCTCTTGGTACAGTCACAAGCGTTGGAAGTAGTGATAGTAACTTTATAAGCGGAGGAGTTACCGGTGGAGCAGGCGCTGATCCCATATTAACAACAGGTAATTTAGAATATTCACTAAGAGCTATTGGCTCGCCAGATGCTACTAAATTTTTAAGAGGTGATGGAAACGGTGTATGGTCTCAGTTGACTAATGGCAGTGGTATAGCAGCAATATCAAATAGCACAATTTCCCCAACCTATGAAACAACTATACAGGTAGAATATGTTGGTAATAGAAATATAATAGAATCCGCAGCCACACCAGCACCTTCATTAGATCTTGCAGATACTATTATAATTAATGACACTTCAGGAGGAAATAAAGTTTATAAAGCTACGTTGCAAGAAACTCAAGATGTATTAGCTAAAAGCCTTGTACCAATTAATTTTTCAATATCAGTAAGTGCTACAGGTACTCCTTTATTTAAAAATCAAGGTAATGTTACATCTAACACTCAAGACTTTGGTGGAACATTAAATGATTGGACATTCGCGAATAACTCAACATCAGCTCGAATAATGTGTAGAGTAAACTTTGCTGGTAGAACAGACACTGATACAGGTTACATGGTTAATATTATATTTGAATCTTCAACTGAAGATCAAAATGGTAATGAAGTTCCAGCCATAGGTTACGTAGAAAATAAAAACGCTAACTATTTTGATTTTGTTTTATTACCAGCAGGTTTAACAGGTAAAGCAGGAGGAACAAACATGCTTGTTAACTTTCAAATTTATAAATAATAAATGGCAATAATATATAGTTACCCAAAACAAACAACACCTAATGATTCAGACAGTTTTGTTATAACCGATTCGTCTCAATCAGCACCTAATAAAAATCGGACAAAAAGTTTAACAGTAGGTGATTTAGGAGATTATATTATAAGTTCTAATAATTTAATAGCAGGCGGTGGTACTTTAAACACAATAGCCATGTTTACTCCTGATGGCCAGAATATAGGTGATTCATTTATGACCTATAACCCTGCGACCCAGTTTTTCAATATTTCTAAAAGACTGTCAATAGATGGAGATTTAAGTGTAAGTGGTCGTGGAGCGTTTAGTGGACCCTATCTTAGAATTAGTTGTCCATTACAAGACGGTAGTAATATTTCTGGAACAGCAGGTCAAGTATTGAGTTCTACAGGAACTGGAGTTGCTTGGGTAGCAGGTGACACTGATACAACTTACGATTTAACAGGCGCTGTAAGCGGTGCGGATGATTATAAAATAGTATTAACAGGATCTGGCGGAACTGTAGATAATGTTAGTTTTGAAGCTGGAACTGGTATTACATTAGCTGACCAAGGCGGTAATACAGTTCAAATACAAGCCACTAATAATGGAACTGTAACTGGAACTGGTACTACTAACACTTTACCAATTTGGACAAATGGTCCTAATGGAACGCTTGGTGATTCATTTATGACATACAATCCTTCAAACGAGTTTTTTACAATTTCTAAAAGATTGTCAATAAGTGGAGATTTAAGCGTGAATGGTCGTGGAGAGTTTAGTGGACCATATCTTAGAGCTAGCTGTCCATTAGAAGTTTTAAACGTATTACAAGACAATAGTAGTTCCCCTGGAACAGCTGGCCAAGTGTTAAGTTCTACAGGAACTGGAGTTGCTTGGATTAGTGACGGAGGTGGTACTGTAACTGGAACTGGTACAGTTAATAAACTAACTAAATGGAGTTCTGGTGGTGCTGGTATACAAAATTCTAATATAACAGACAATGGCTCTCTTGTAACTATAGCTAGTGAAACTAACCAAACTGGTAAAGCTGTATTTAGAAACGGTATTGTATTAAGTAATAACCCAGGTGGTGTGACGGTAGACAACACGTCTATGGTTATTGGTGCTGGTAATAATGATGTTGTGTCTGGAGCTGATCACTGTTTAGCTGTAGGTAATAACAACCAGATACTTACAAACTCTGATAACTCAATATCAGTAGGTCAAGGAAATACTATGACAGAAGGCACTGCTTGTGCTATATTTGGATTATCTAATACTATAACAGGTGTAAATACTGGAACAGAGAGATGCTTAGTTGCTGGTTTTAGTAACACGCTTAGTAACGTTAGAAGTGGTATTGTGTTAGGAGGGAGTAACAGTTTTACCAGTGCTGGAGGATCAGGAATAATTTTAGGAAATTCTAACAATATTTCAGGAACTAAATCTAATGACACTGGTTATATTTTAGGTAACAACGTTATAATAACTACAGACTCTAGTTTAGATCTTCAAAACGCATTTGGTATAGGTACTAATCTAAACTTAGAAAACGGCCAAATGGTGTTAGGCTATAGAAATAACCCAGTTGGTACTGCTTATCCTCCAGTAAACTACAACCAAGGTTTGGGTGAAACTAAATTTGTTGTATCTGTTGGAACAACTACTAATACAAACTCTAATGCACTTATAATAACAGAAGGCGGAGTTAATAGAGGAACTGGTAGTGTTGCTCAAGTTCCAAGAATAGTTATGCCAACGGTGGTAGGCTTTAATTTTGCAGATGATACAGCTGCAGCAACAGGCGGTATACCAGTGGGTTTCCAAGAATAGTTATGCCAACGGTGGTAGGCTTTAATTTTGCAGATGATACAGCTGCAGCAACAGGCGGTATACCAGTGGGTGGTTTATATCACAACGCTGGAGAGCTAAGAATAAGACTTACATAGTAAAAATCACTAAAACCAAGTGAGTATATAAATATACCCGGCACGGGTGAGTGCAAACCAATAATAACAATTAAAACCAAAACCAATGACAATTTATTACCAGACTAATTCTTGGTCTAGTCAACCACAAGTATCCGATGAAACCAGAAAATTATGGGAGCATGTAGCCGAAAAGAAAAACTGGCGTATAGTGCAACTACCAAATGGCTTTTATCAAACCGAACACCACACTTTAGAAGATGAGTGGGCCGACGTTACAAGACGTGAAACTATAGAAGGTGCAGAACAAGCAATTGATAGCTCAGTAGAACACTACGCGAAAAAGCTAGATCACTTGAAAGGACCTAAGGTAGTTAAAACCTTTGAATAAAACCAATACACTTAAATTTAATCTAATCAAATATGTCAGACGCAATAGTCAAGAACCTTAACTTTGGTATTGAAGCCAGAGATAATGTATTTAAAGGAATTGAAAAACTAACGCAAGCTGTTAGCTCCACACTCGGGGCTAGCGGCAAATGCGTTATACTTGAAGATAATACAGGTAGACCTGTTATTACAAAAGACGGCGTTACAGTCGCGGATTCAATAATTTTGCGAGATCCAGTGGAAAATATGGGTGCAACGCTTTTAAAAGAAGCAGCTCGTAAAACAGTACAAGAAGCTGGTGACGGCACAACTACAGCAACAGTACTTGCTCATGCAATACTTAAAGAAGCTTATAAAGTAGTTGATAAAACAAATGCAAGAGAGTTAAAAGAAGGTATTAACTCAGCAGTTGATAAAGTAGTTAATTACTTAAAGCTACTTAAGGTAGATGTCAAAGGTGATATGATAGATAACATAGCCACCATATCTACAAACAACGAGCCAAAGCTTGGTAAAATTATAGCAGATGCTTTTAGATCGGTAGACAACACAGGTGTTGTTATGCTTGAAACATCTGAAGGAGAAACTAAGGTTGAAGTTATAGACGGCGTACAGTACGATAAAGGTTTAAAGAATTCGCACTTTATAACAAATAAAGCTAGTAAAACAGCAGAACTAGAAAATCCTCTAGTATTAATACTTGAGTCACCGGTTGAAACAATAAGACAAATACAGTCGGTGCTAGAGCACGTAATAAAAAACAATAAACCCTTGCTTGTTATAGGCGATTTAGAACAGGGTGTTTTATCAGCTCTAGCTATGAATAAAATGAAAGGCAATATTAAAGTAAATGTTATTGATGCTCCAACATATGGTGTTAACAAACAACAAATGCTTCAAGATCTTTCAATGTTAACCGGTGCTACTATTGTAAATGAAGACCTTGGCGATGACATGGAGATGATAACTTTAGATTATTTAGGTTCGTGCTTAAAAAGTGTTACTTCTTATCAAGAAACAATATTACAAATAGAAGACTCAAGTAAAGAAATTAAAAGTGTTATTAAGGAAATAAAAAAGAAACTTTTAAAAGAAAGAAATCCTAATAAGCTTGTAAAATTAGAAAAAAGATTAGCCATGCTGTCTGCTAAAATAGCTGTTGTAAAAGTAGGTGCTAATTCAGAAATAGAATTAAAAGAAAAAACAGATAGAGTAGAAGATGCTATCTGTGCTACTAAAGCTGCTATTAAAGAAGGGATTGTTCCTGGTGGTGGTATTGCTCTATTAAACGCTGCAACAAATATAAAAGCTAAGTCTAAGGGCGAAACAGTTTTATTAGAAGCTATCAAAGCACCTTTTAAAACTATACTTGAAAATGCTGGTGTTGAAAACTTAAAAACACCTACAACTAAAGGACAAGGTTATAATGTGGTTACAGGAAAAATGGTAAATATGATCGAGTCAGGTATAATAGACCCATTACTCGTCACCAAGAGCGCTCTTCAAAACGCAGCCTCTGTAGCAACAACAATATTATCTACTGATTGTGTAATTAATAATTTAAGAATTGATGAAAGCAATAGGTAGAAACTTAATAATAAACAAAGCAAAAGAAGGGACTACTAAAACAACTGGTGGTCTTTTACTTGCTGAAAGCCAAAGAGACGATATACGTTATGTTCAAGCTACAGTAGTTTCTGCAGGAGACGAAGTAGCAGGTGTTAAACAAAATGATATAATATACTTTGATCGTCACGCTGGCCACAAAATAGAAGTTGATAAAGAATCTTATCACGTTATAAAGTCAGGTGACATAGTCGTTGTATTATGAGATTAGACGCTAGTGACATTAGAGAGCTAAACCTCTTGAAACACTACCGCATTATAAGAAAATGGGCCTGTCGTAATAATGATTTAAACGATGCAGATCTAGAACTTCTTATATACCTTGATTGTATGGAGTTTTTCACTAAGAAAGACTTTGAGATGGGTGTTTATTCTTATAGTTGGGATAACCGGCGCTGGAATAGACTTCTAAAGCAGGACTGGATTAAGGTCTGGAGACATAGAAACAGAACCACTCAGAAATACCATATATACAAAGTGTCTTTCAAAGGCAAGCAATTAATAAGTAGAATATACAGAATAATGCTAGGCGAAGAAGATATAAACACAGGTAGACGAAACAAGATAATTAATGGCGAGACATACACTGATAAAGTTATGAAAAAAGCTATTTATAATGTAAATAAAGATAAAAACAGATGAGTAATAGTCCAGTAAATTTTGGAGGTGCTATAGCAGGAGCAGCGGGTATTTTTGGCGGTAGAAGAAAAGGCGAAGGCGTAAGAGCTAAATTGAAAAGTCTAGAACAAAGATTAGGTGCTTTAGAAGGAAACGATGCTGTCAGTCAACCTATGTCACAAGCTCCAGAAGAGCAAATGATGGCAGAGCCTAGACCAATGCCTAATAATCCTAACGCTTTAGGACAATTAGGAGGAGTATTAACTAGTATTGTAGGAGAAGAGATACCTGGAACATACGATAGAGAAATATAAAAATAAAAAAACGATGCATAAAACAGATCCAAATTATAATAAAACAATGGCGTCTAAAAACGTACACGGAGTTGTAGGTGAAAGCGCAATATGGGACGGACCTTTAGATCAAGGTGGAAGACTTCACGCTGTAGGTTCTAGCTCTGGAATTACAGGCATGGAGGTGTTAAAGTTTCCATGTAAATACACAGCCGGACCAATTAGTAGTAAAGCTAAAGTTTATAAAAATGTATAGTTCTCCATTTTTAAAAAAACAAGAATTTCCTGAAATTAAGGAAAAAAATAAAGGTAAGTTTACAGCTTGGGCCAAAGAGAACGGCTTTAAAGACGCTTGTAGCGGTGCATCTGCAGTTATGGGCAATAAAGAAAAATACAAAAGAAAAAAATACAAAGGTAGCGATGTCATTGAAATGGCTAATTACGCTAAAAACTTTGGTTGTAAAAGAAAATAAAAATGGGTAAATTTGGATCAAGCTTTATGATGAAATCTCCTATAAAAAAACATGGAGATCAATATAGAGAAAAAGCTAGAAGACTTTCGGAAAAATCTGGAACACCTGGAGATTACAATAGAGACGATCCTAAGGTGAATATAGAATTAGATAAAGCAGATAAAGCAGACGCTGACCATAAAGATTCACCTCTTGAGGGAGCTTATACCTCTGGTGCTGGTGGTCAAACTTATGTTTCAAATAGACAAGATTTTCAACAATTACAAGACAGAATAGCTGGCGCCGCTATATCGGCTATAGCAGGAGAAAATGATCCACAGACTCAATTAGAAAGAGCTCAAAAAAGAAAAGCTAAAATTGATGATCAAGGTATAAAAATAAAAGATGGTGTTACTGACAAAAAAGGAAATGCAATCTATGTGGATAAAGATGGTAAGGTTATTAATAGAGGAAAACAAAAATTAGAAAGAGCAGAAAAACTTCAAGGAAAAGCAGATGCAGCGCAAGATTTAATTGACCAGCGTTTAAAAAATAAAAGCACAAGGTTTGGTGTTGATGATCTTACTGATGATGAAGCAGCTGTAATTAAAGCTATGCGATTAAAAAAATAAATAATGGGAATGCAAAAAGGACATTACGGAAAATATACTGGTAACGCTAAATGGTCAATGGATCACGCGCATACTAAGGTAACAAAAGAAAATTATAAAGCTACTGAGCGAGACGACGCGGCTCATATAGATTACTTAAAGCGTGATGTATTATATGATGATCATCACGGGCACAGCGACGAAAAAATGACTGCTGACGAGAAGCATATTTCAAAATTAGCAGGCGATATGAAATATGACAAAAGGCATCACAGTCCAGCTAAAATGACCTCTGAAGACGGTAAGAAAAAAAATAAATTTCAAAAAGACATCGAACAAAATAAAAATTTGGTAGACAATCCTTTTTATGGAGATGGAACATACCAAGGTTTTACTTTAGATAAAAACGCTAGAGAATCTAAACAAATACCTAGATCTATTGTGGAGAACATTTATAAAAGAGTTCATGATCGAGATAGAAAAAAAGGAAAACATTAAAAAAATAATATAGATCATAAATAAAAAATAAACATTATGCCTTACGGAAAAAAATCACCCACAAAAATGGGACACAGCCCAATGGAAAACCAAAATAAAGGTTATGCCAAACAAGAAAGAAAAGATTTAATGCAAGATATGCCAGTAGACAAAAGAGCTTCTGCAATGCAGATGGGGCATAGTCCGCTAGAAGGACACTGCATGGGTTCTGCAGCTAAAATGGGTCATGAATCACCTATGAAAATGGGTGGATCTTGGATGTCTAAGCACTCACAGTCTGCATTACACATGGGGCATAGTCCAGCTGAAATGGGGCATGACTCACCAGCTAAAAAATATGGCGCAATGAAAGGTGATCAGTCAAAGACTAGATCAGACTATAAAAACTATAAAGGTACCGATAAAGGCTATCACGGTCATTCCGGTTCATCTCATGGAGATCAATCAGCTTCCAAAGCAGATTATACTTCAGCAGCTACAATGAGCCCATATAAAATGGGGCACAGTCCTTTGAATGAAAATGAAGAAACATACGCTGAGCGTCAAGCTAGATTGAAAAGAGAAAAGAAAGCAGAATTAGCTAGATTAAACGCAGTAAAAGCAAAACGTGAAGCCAGAAATGCAGCAGACGCTAAAAAGCCAAAACCAAAACAGCAAACTAGGCTTCAAGCTTTAAAAGCAAGAGTTGTATCAGACTTAACAGGCAAGACTGGAAAAGGTGGACCAGGAACATCTAGAAACTAAAACAAACAGTAGGGATCTGTAAAACCCAAAAAAACAACATAACCAAAACCAAGTCAAACAATTAAAAACAAAACAAAATGGCACAATTTATTAATTTTCCGGTAACAAACGGATATACACTAGCAGGCACAAACGCTGCAGCTCCTGCTCAAGATGGAGACAATTTAGTACCAGCTGGAGACATCGCAACTGTTGTATGTAGCTTAGAAGCTAACAACAGTGTACCAGTTGCTACTATTACTTTTCTTAATTCAGCAAAAATACTAACAGTAGGTATTGCTGTATCAGCTACAGGAGCGCCTAGCGCTTCAACACCCGCAACAGGAACTATTTTAAACATACTAAAAAGCGCTATCACCAAAGCAATAACAGCTAATCCAGGTGGTGTAAAATCAACAGTTAGCTTAGGTCAAGATACAGACGACGCTACTGCTAAGTATGATCCTGCTAAACAACTATACATTAGAAGTTTTATAGTATCATAATATGAAGTCTAAAGGTTTAGGAGATTCTATAGAAAAATTTACTAAAGCTACAGGCATTAAGAAAATGGTTGACACAATGAGCAAGGGGTTAAAAATCCCTTGCGGTTGTGAGGCCAGAAAAGGAGCATTAAATAAAATGTTTCCATACAAATAAAATATGGCCTTTAAACTAAGCAATCCTCCGTACGATAAAAAATTATTTACTACACCAATATATCATGTAGAAATGGAAAGTGATGTCATGGGTAAGGCTAACAACAACGGAACTATTATTATAAATAAAGATGTAGATTCCGCTATGTTTAATAAAGTAGTTGATCACGAAATGGTACATATAGACCAAATGAAGCGTGGTGATTTAAACTACGATGATAAAAACGTTTATTGGAAAGGTAAAACATATCCAAGAAGCAAGATGAACGAAGGAGCAAAAAACTTGCCTTGGGAAGACGAGGCTTATAGAAACGCGTAAATGAAAAAAATCTGGGAATGGCTTAGCGGTAACGTTATAAAAGACGTTGGAGATGCTATAGATAAACTTACGACTACTAAAGAAGAAAAGCTTCAGATTAAAAAAGAGATTCAAGTAATAATTGAAAAGGCTACAGCTGAAGCAGATATTCAAATAACAAAGCGCTGGGAAAGCGATATGACATCAGACTCTTGGCTTAGTAAAAATACTAGGCCAATGGCTTTGATATTTTTATCTTTTATGGCTATAGCCTTTATTTGGGTAGACAGTCATCACGAAATATCTTTTACTGTAGAACAAGAGTGGATAGAACTATTAAAACAACTATTAACAACCGTATACGTGGCTTATTTTGGATCACGCGGTTTTGAAAAATATAAATCAATAAGTAATAAATAAAAAAAATGGGAAGCTTTATATCAAGTTTAAATAATTTTGCAGTAAAAGGAATAATCTGGACAACAAGTGTACTACAAAATGGTAAAGGATTAAATAAAACTGCTGATACATCTGCAAACCTAGCAGTAAGCGCGTCTGGATTATGTACTCCAAGCAGCGGAAGTTTAAAAACCGCATTAGTAACTGCTGGCATAATTGCTACTAGTGATGACATTGGTGAGGTTTACGATTTTTTTATTCAAACAAACCCAAGTGGTACAGTACAAAAGGTATCAGTGCAATACAAAAATCTTTCTAAAGCAGCGCTTTTAAATGCAACAGCGGTAGGTAAAACTATAATTTTTAACGCAGCAAGTTTAGAGGCGGGAGTAGGCGCTGGCGGCGGTACACCAACAGGATCTGTTACAATAACACTAGACGCTACTGATGTTACATATCCTGGTTCTACTAAATTTTGGAACAATGAATGTGTTTCTGTTTATGTAGGAGGTGCTGCTGGAAATATAGTAGGCGAATTAGCTAACGATGTTGGACCTATAACAATACCAACCGCCGCAAGTGCAGGTTTTTTAGAATTTGCTTTTAAATCTATAGACTCAGCCTCAACAACATCAGGGGACTTAATACTAGTTCAGTAATAAGTAGATTTAAAAAAACAAGTGTAACTATATAATTATAAAACAATTAAATCAAATCAAATGGCAAAAATTACAGAAGAACAACTTAAACAAATAAATGAGCAGCAAGAAGCATTAAGACAACTTGTTGAAAACATAGGAGCATTAGAAACTCAAAAGCACTCTTTATTACATAAGATTGCAGAAGTAAATCAAGAAATTGAAAAATTCAAAGTGGATTTAGAAAAAGAATATGGTAAAGTTACCATTGATTTACAGACTGGAGAGTTAAAAGAAATAGAAGATAAAAAAGAAGAATAGTGGATTCAGTTATAAGAAAAATCAGTATAGGTTCTGATTACAAAAACGAAGCTATGCATTACTCTGTAGGTCAACAAGTTTATGGTGGCCACGAAATAGCTTATATTTTGTTTAATGAAACTGATGGATCTTACAATATTCACATAAAGAAAAACAACGAGGTATTGCCATGGAAGAAGTTTAATTCTAACATGGCTATATCTGTTGAGTATGATTTAGAATATTAATGAAAAGCTTATACGATTTTATCGTAAAGCCTGTTGGTGATAAATACAAAAACACAGTTAAAATAGCGGGTAAAAACGTTGTTATCAATACTAAAGTTGAAAACTGGAAGTTTGTAAACCGCTTAGCTAAAGTTATAGAAACACCACTCGCTTTTAAATCAAGTATTAAAAAAGGTGATATAGTAGTTATACACCAAAACGTGTTTAGAACCTTTTACGACATGAAAGGTGAGAAAAAGAAAAGCAGATCTTATTTTGAAAATGATCTATATTTCTGCAACCTTGACCAGGTTTATTTATATAAAAATAAAAACGGTTGGAACACTGTTGGTGACAGATGTTTTATAACACCTATAAAAAGTAATGATTCTCTAACGCTTGATAAAGAGCGTAAGCTTGTTGGTATATTAAAATATGGCAATAAGTTCTTAGAAGCACTAGAAATAAACCCAGGAGACTTAGTTGGTTATACACCTAATAGTGAATGGGAGTTTTTAGTTGAAGGTAAGAGACTTTACTGTATGAAATCTAATGATATTGTAATTAAATATGAACACCAAGGAAACGAAGAAGAATATAATCCAAGCTGGGCAGCGAGCAGTTGAAGAGTTAATCAAGGTAGCTAAAGAAGCTATTGTTGATTCAGATGATGATATATCAGCTGACAGACTCAAGAACGCAGCAGCTACTAAAAAGCTAGCTATATTCGATGCCTTTGAAATACTTAATCGCATTGAAGAAGAAGAAAACTTATTAAACGAAAAACCTAAAGAAGTTAAGGAAGAAAGAACTTTTAAAGGTTTTGCTGAAGGAAGATCTAAGAAATAATGTACGAGCAAACGTTATATAAGGTCTTAAAAGATCACATCAAACCTAAGGTTTTAAAACGTATGAACCGTTATAAAAAATGGGAGTACGGTTATAACAAAGAACACGATATTGTTATAATAAGTAAAGACGGTACAATAGGTGATATATACGAAATACAAAACTTAAAAATAGCTTTACCAATAGCTAAGAATCTACATAAGTTTGAAACTAACAAGTGGGAGTATACAGAATATCCTAAAGTATTAAAAAAAATAAAGTCTGTATTTGATTGGGAACAATATCCACTAGACTTTAAAGAAAAATGGTATGATTACATCGATAATGAGTTCGTCCGCAGGGAAGAAGGCTTTTGGTTCTATAATAAGAATGTGGCTACTTACCTTACTGGTACTCACTATATGTACCTGCAGTGGTCCAAGATTGATGTTGGGCAACCAGATTTTAGGGAATCAAACAGATTATTCTATATATTCTGGGAAGCTTGCAAGGCCGATCATAGGTCATATGGAATGTGCTACCTTAAAAATAGACGATCTGGATTTTCATTTATGGCGTCCGGGGAGTGCGTTAATATGGCAACCATATCAAGCGACTCTAGATTTGGCATTTTATCAAAAAGTGGACCTGATGCGAAGAAGATGTTTACAGACAAAGTGGTACCGATATCGGTTAATTACCCCTTCTTTTTCAAGCCGATACAGGACGGTATGGACAGGCCAAAGACAGAGCTCGCCTACCGTGTACCAGCCAGTAAATTCACCCGTAAGAAACTCGAAACCAACGAGACATTACGTGAGCTCGACGGCCTCGACACCACGATCGACTGGAAGAATACCGGTGACAACTCGTACGACGGTGAGAAACTCAAATTACTCGTCCACGACGAAAGCGGTAAATGGGAGCGTCCGACGAACATCCTCAACAACTGGCGCGTTACGAAAACGTGTTTACGATTAGGTAGTAGAGTTATAGGTAAGTGTATGATGGGTTCAACTAGTAATTCATTAGATAAAGGAGGAGATAACTTTAAAAAACTATACAATGACTCAGACGTCACTCAACGAAATGCAAATGGACAAACTCGCTCTGGATTATATAGCTTGTTTATACCTATGGAGTGGAATTACGAAGGATACATCGATTCTCATGGCTTACCTGTATTCGACACCCCAAGTAAAAAAATTAGCGGGCCGCAGGGCGAAACAATCGATCAAGGTGTTATAGAGTATTGGGAAAATGAAGTAGAAGGCTTAAAGCAAGATCAAGATGCTTTAAATGAATTTTACAGACAATTTCCAAGAACTACTAAACACGCATTTAGAGATGAGTCAAAAGACTCGTTATTTAATCTAACTAGAATTTACGAGCAAATAGACTTTAATGAAGATTTAAAAAATTCTATAAATGTTACTAGAGGATCTTTTAGTTGGCAAAATGGAGAGAAAGATACAAATGTTATTTTTTCTCCTAATAGCAATGGAAGATTTTATGTTACATGGGTTCCAGATTTAGAGCTTCAAAACAGAAGATATAATAAATATAATACTATGTATCCTGGCAATGAACACGTGGGTGCTTTTGGTTGTGATCCATATGACATATCTGGAACAGTTGACAAAAGAGGATCAAAAGGTTCTTTACATGGTTTAACTAAGTTTAGTATGGAAAAAGCTCCATCTAATCATTTCTTCTTAGAATATATAGCTAGGCCACAAACAGCCGAAATATTTTTTGAAGATGTATTAATGGCCTGTGTTTTTTATGGTATGCCTATATTAGCAGAAAATAACAAACCTAGACTTTTGTATTATTTTAAAAAAAGAGGTTATAGAGGTTTCGCTATGAATAGACCAGATAAAAAATACACCAAACTTTCTATAACAGAAAAAGAAATAGGTGGTATTCCAAACTCAAGTGAAGACATAAAGCAAGCTCATGCCTCTGCTATTGAAACTTATATAGAGACATTTGTGGGTTTAAAAGAAACTGGGTATGGTGATATGTATTTTCAAAGAACACTAGATGATTGGTCTAAATTTAATATAAATAACAGAACCAGACATGATGCTTCTATTAGTTCTGGATTAGCTCTTATGGCTTGTAATAAACATAGATATTCTCCTGTTAATAAAATAAATTTAAAACCTGTAGATTTAGGTATCAAAAGATACGACAATAGAGGAATTACATCAAAAATAATAAGTTAAATGAATATATATACTAATTCAAATAGCGCTTTTCCAAGTCAAGTAGTTAGCGATCAAGAAAAAGCTAGCTGGGAATACGGCAGTCAAGTAGCTATGGCTATTGAGTATGAATGGTTTAAATCTGGTAGGTTAAATGGCAATAGATATTTAACTAATTGGAATAATTTTAACACTCTTAGATTATATGCTAGAGGCGAACAACCTGTTCAAAAATACAAAGATGAATTATCTATAAATGGTGATTTGTCTTATTTAAATTTAGACTGGAAACCAGTACCTATTTTATCTAAATTTGTGGACATTGTAGTAAATGGTATATCTTCAAAAGCTTATGAAATAAAAGCTTACGCGCAAGATCCTTCTTCTATTAAAAAAAGAACTTCATATGCTTCTAAAATGTATGAAGATATGCTAGCTAAAAACTATATCAATACTATAAAGAATACATTAGGAATTGATTTATATCAGACTCCAAACCCGGATTTAATACCAGAGTCAGAAGAGGAGTTAGAGCTTCATATGCAATTAAGTTATAAGCAAGCTATAGAAATAGCTGAAGAAGAAGCTATTACTTCTATAATGGCTCAAAATAAATACGATCTAATAAGACGTAGATTGAATATGGATTTAACTGTTTGTGGCATTGCTGCAGCAAAAACAAACTTTAACACAGCTAACGGTGTAACTTTAGATTATGTTGACCCTGCTTACATGGTTTATTCCTATACAGAAGATCCTAACTTTGAAGATATATATTATGTAGGTGAAATAAAATCTATTACAATACCAGAACTTAAAAAAGAATTTCCTAATATACCTGAAGAAGAATTAAAAAGAATACAGACTATGCCTGGAAACAGGCAGTATATAACTGGCTGGGGAGGTTACGATGAGAATACTGTTCAGGTTTTATATTTTGATTATAAAACATACCACAATCAAGTATTTAAAATAAAACAAACAGATCAAGGTTTATTAAAAGCCATAGAGAAGCCAGATACATTTAATCCACCTGAAAATGATAACTTTGAAAGAGTATCAAGATCAATAGAGGTTTTATACAGTGGAGCTAAAGTGCTAGGAACTGATACACTTGTCAAATGGGAGTTAGCTGAAAACATGTCAAGACCTTATGCTGATACTACAAAAGTAGAAATGAATTACACCATTTGCGCTCCTCGCATGTACAAAGGACGTATTGACTCTTTAGTTAGTAAGTGTGTTGGATTTGCTGATATGATTCAAATAACTCATTTAAAGCTTCAACAGGTTTTAGCACGTATGGTGCCTGATGGTGTTTATTTAGACATGGATGGTTTAGCTGAAGTTGATCTTGGTAATGGAACAAACTATAATCCAGCCGAAGCATTAAACATGTATTTTCAGACAGGTTCTATAGTAGGTAGATCTTTAACTCAAGATGGTGAATTAAATAGAGGAAAAGTACCTATTCAAGAGCTGCAAACTGGTAGTGGTGGTGCTAAGATACAAAGTCTAATAACTACGTATCAATATTACTTACAAATGATACGTGATGTTACAGGATTGAACGAAGCACGAGACGGTAGCTTACCTGATAGAAATACATTAGTAGGTTTGCAAAAACTAGCTGCAACCGCTTCTAACACAGCGACAAAGCATATAAATCAATCTAGCTTATATATAACTCTTAGACTAGCTGAAAATATAGCTTTAAAAATAGCAGATGCTTTAGACTTTCCATTAACAGCTGAATCGTTAAAAAACTCGATATCTGTATTTAACGTTGAAACTTTAAGTCAAATAGAAGATTTAAATTTACATGATTTTGGTATATTTTTAGAACTTGAACCTGACGAAGAAGAGCAAGCAAAGCTAGAACAAAATATACAAATAGCGCTACAAGCCGGTAATATTGATTTAGATGATGCTATAGATTTAAGACAAATAAAAAATATCAAACTTGCAAATCAAATGCTTAAAATTAAGCGAAAAAGAAAGCAAGCTAAAGATATGGAAATTCAGCAGTCTAATATGCGGGCGCAAGCCGCTGCTCAAGCTGAAACAGCTGAAAAAACAGCTATGGCTGAAGTTCAAAAGCAAGAGGCAATATCAGGATCTAAAGTTCAATACGAGCAAGCTAGAACTGAAATGGAAATTAAAAAAATGGAAATACAGTCTCAGCTTGATCAACAAAAAATGCAAATACAGCATCAATTTAATATGCAGTTAAAACAAGCAGAACTACAAACTCAGGATCAAAAAGAACAAGAGAAAGAAAACAGAAAAGACAAGCGTATAAAAATGGAAGGTACGCAGCAAAGTAAAATGATAAGCCAAAGACAAACTGACGGTTTACCTGTAGACTTTGAAAACCCAAACCAATTACCAATGGTTTAATTATTTAATTATTTAATTATATTATATTATGTCAGAACAAACACAAGAAGCTGTAAAGCAAGAGGGTGATTTTAAGATAAAAAAGAAAACACCTAAAAAATTTAACGAAACAAAAGATAACATTACAAAGGTAAATGTTAATCCTAAAGAACCTTTGATCGAACTAGAACCAGAGGTTAAAAAGGTAGTAATAAAAAAAGAAAAAGACGATGCCATTCAAATCGGAGAAACAAAGAAGGTATCTGTGGAAGAACCATCCGGAGATAGCACAAAGGTGGGAGAACCTGTACAAGAGTCCGACGAGGCTGCTGAAGGGTTTTCTCCGATCCAAGAAGTAACAGAAGCTGAAGTTAATAAAGTTGAAGCTGAAGTTAAAGAAGCTATAAGAGATGAAAAAATATTAGGTAAACCTTTACCTGAAAATATTGAAAAGCTAGTTTCTTTCATGGAAGAAACTGGTGGAACAATAGAAGATTATACTCGTTTAAATGCTGATTACAGTAATATAGATGATAAAACTCTTATTAAAGAGTATTACAAAAAAAATAAACCTTATTTAGATTCTGAAGATCTTGATCTTCTTTTAGAAGAATTTGATTATGATGAAGAATTAGATGAGGAAAAAGACGTAAGAAAAAAGAAACTTGCGTTTAAAGAAGAAGTTGCAAAAGCCAAAAACTTTTTAGAAGAAACAAAGAGTAAATATTACGACGAGATCAAGTTGAGACCGGGCGTTACTCAAGATCAACAAAAAGCTATGGACTTTTTCAATAGATACAATAAGGAGCAAAAACAAGCTGAGCAACAGCATCAATCATTTAAAAATAATACACAAAAACTTTTTAGCGATGATTTCAAAGGTTTTGATATCAATGTAGGTGAAAAGAAATATAAGTATAATATTCAAAATGTTGATAAAGTTGCAGAAAACCAGTCTAACATTAACAATCTAATTAAGAGGTTCTTAGATGATAAAGGTAATGTTGTAGATACTTCTGGTTATCACAAAGCTATGTATGCTGCTGAAAACGTAGATAAAATCGCAGCTCATTTTTACGAGCAAGGAAAAGCTGACGCTATTAAAGACGTAGTAAGTAAATCAAAAAACCCAGTTGATACTAAAGCTAGATCAACACAAGGTGAAGTTTATTTAAACGGACTTAAAGTTAAATCTATTTCTGGCGCTGATTCTACAAAATTAAAAATAAAAACTAGAAAATTTAACTAATAAAAATTTAAAATTATGAGTTTACAACCTCAATTTGGTAGTATAATCCCATCTCAAACACAAGAGATTTTAGATTCTAACTACCTACAATTTAACGGTGGTGCTAATGTTGGCGATAGTGATACATTCGCTCAGCAGTACTTACCTGAAGTTTATGAACAAGAAGTAGAGCGTTATGGAAACAGAACGTTATCAGGCTTCTTGCGCATGGTTGGCGCTGAAATGCCAATGACATCTGATCAAGTAATTTGGTCTGAACAAAATAGATTACACATTTCTTACGATGGCTGTCAAGTAGCAGCAGATGTTGCAGGACCACCTGCGACAAACGTTATTGCTTTTGGAGCTGGCGTAACTAACGTTATTTCTGTAAACGACACTGTTGTTGTTTTAGATCCAACAAGTGGAGCAGAAGCTAAAGCCTTAGTTGTTGAAAGTACTCTAGGTGATGGTGCTGCCGGTTTTGGTGGTGCTAGCATTAAAGTAGCTGCTTTTAATAATACAGGTTTAGTTGCTGGTAACGGTATTACAGCTGGAGCTGGAATTAAAATATTTGTTTATGGTTCTGCTTATGGCAAAGGAACTTCAATTACGTCTAACACTGCTGCAGCTGGTGCTGCTGCAAATGGATACGTATCTGTAGATCCTAGCTTTACTCAATTTTCAAATACACCATTAATTCTTAGAAGCCAATACACGGTTTCTGGATCTGATATGGCACAAATTGGATGGGTGGAAGTTGCTACAGAAGACGGAACATCTGGATATTTATGGTACTTAAAAGCCGAGTCTGAAACAAGATTACGTTTTGAAGATTACTTAGAAATGTCTATGGTGGAAGCTGAAAAATCTGCTTTAACTGCTACGGCTGCAAATCTAGGAGCTGCAAAGCTACCTGGTAGTGAAGGTTTATTTGCTGCTATTGAAGACCGCGGTAACGTACAGGTAGGATTTACAGCTGCTGCTGGAATTGATGACTTTGACGCTATTTTGAAAAACTTAGATACTCAAGGTGCTATTGAAGAAAACATGCTTTTCTTACAAAGACAAACTGCTCTTGATTTTGATGACATGCTAGCTAACATCTCTGGTGGATACGCTGGAGGAACTGCTTTTGGTTTGTTTGAAAACTCAGAAGAAATGGCATTGAACTTAGGGTTCAGCGGTTTCCGAAGAGGATCTTATGATTTCTACAAAACTGACTGGAAATACTTGAACGACGCTTCAACTCGTGGAGGTATTGTTGGTGTTAATTCTATTGAAGGAGTTTTAATTCCTGCTGGAACATCAACAGTATACGATCAAGTACTAGGAACTAACATCCGTAGACCTTTCTTGCACGTACGATACAGAGCTTCACAAGCTGATGATCGTCGCATGAAGTCTTGGTTAACAGGTTCTGCTGGTGGCGCATTTACATCTACTCTTGACGCTATGGAGGTAAACTTCCTATCAGAGAGATGTTTAGTTGTACAAGCTGCTAACAACTTTGTATTATTCAAGGGAGTGTAATTACTTCTTAAATTAAATCTTGGGGTCACACCGTGAGAGTGGCCCTAGGATTTTTTATTAACTATTTAATTTTATTATATTATGGCTAAAAAAGCTACAGCAGAAACAACTGTTGAGGTTGCACCTCAGGAAGTGGTTACAAAAACACCAACTAAACCTACTAAACCTGAGTGGGAAATTAAAAATAGAGTTTATTATTTAAGAAATAATAAATCACCTATAACCTTCACAATACCTGGTAAGCATACAAGAAAACATGCCTTACTTTATTTTGATGAAAAAACAGGTAAACAAAGAGAAATAAGATATGCAACAAATCAAGACTCACCACTTGTAGATGAACAAAAAGGAGAGGTTACTCTGGGGCATATTATATTTAGAGATGGAGACTTAGTTGTTCCAAAAGAAAAACAAAATCTTCAAAAACTATTATCATTATATCACCCTTTAAAAGGTAAAATGTATGATGAATATAGTGCTGTAGAAGAAGCAGTTGATCAATTAGAAATATTAGATCTTCAAATAGATGCTTTAAACGCGGCAAGAAATATAGACATAGATCAAGCTGAAGCAATATTAAGAGTAGAATTAGGCTCAAGAGTAAAAACAATGAGTTCTAAAGAACTTAAAAGAGATTTACTTTTATTTGCAAGAAGTAATCCTCAGCTTTTTATTAGTCTAGCTAATGATGAAAATGTTCAATTAAGAAATGTAGCTATTAGAGCTCAAGAAGCTGGTATAATTAGATTGTCTAGTGATCAAAGAACATTCATGTGGGGATCAAATGGTAGAAAATTAATGAACGTACCTTTTGATGAAAACCCTTACTCAGCATTCGCTGCTTTCTTGAAAACAGACGAAGGTGTTGAGATCTATAAATCTATAGATAAAAAACTATAAAAACAAGTGATACTATAATATAGGCGGTTTCGGCCGCCTTTTTAGTATTAAAAAAAATTAATATGGCGGTAAACATAAATACAGTATATACTACAGTCTTGTACATATTGAACAAAGAACAAAGAGGATATATAACTCCTACTGAGTTTAATAGTTTAGCGCTGCAAGTACAAGACGAAATACTTGCTTCATACTTTCCTGACGGTAATCAATTAAACAGATTAAACCAAAACAACACGCAAAACGATACTGAGTTTTTTAATCTTTATAAAGACTTGAGCTATAAGTTATATCCTTTTGAAAATGAGATAAATTTTTATTATGATACAGGCTATAGCACATCTGTAAATGCTTTTGTGCCTCAAAGAACTGCTAGACTTTATAAGTTAGGAAACGTAGTTTGTAATTATAACGCAAATGGAACACATCCTTCACCTATAGCACAATGTGTAAGCGTTAAAGATTTTAATACCATAAAAAGATCTAAATTGACTGCGCCTACAAAGCAATATCCAATATATTATACAACAAATAGTATAGTTCAAGAAATTATAGCAACAGCAACTGTTAATCAATCTACAACTAGCTCAAATACTGCAGTTATAACAGTGACATCGGGAACAATTCAACCACTTGAGGTGATAGGTACCAATGTAACTGCTGATACATTAGTAACATCTTATATTCCTACTAACCCTGGAGATTTAAGCGCGGGTACTATTACTTTTAATAAATTAAACACCTTAACTCAAGGAGATATTTTAACGCTTATTTCTGCGCCTTATAGTAGTTTAATTTTAAAAATAGATCCAATTCCTAATAGTATTATAGCCAATGGAATATCAAACCCTATTCAACCACTTTGGAATTTTGTTATTGGAAACGTAGGGCAATATATATATCAAGCACAAGGATCTGCAAATTTTTCATTAGATATATCTGAAAAAACTAATATTATTGCTAGAATTTTAAAATATTGTGGTATAATAATAAATGATCCTACTATAATACAAGTTGCAGAACAAGAGTCTCAAAAAATAGAAGCAAACGAAAAATCTTAAATAAATGAGTTATACAGGAACAAATAACACTGGAGCGCTTGTTGATGAAACAAATCAGCAGTATTATCAAGGAGCTCAGATTTTTAACGCAGACGCCAACGGTACTGCAGGCCAAAGCTTTACTACTACTTTTAACACAAGTTTAGTTTTTGGTTCTTTTGATCCTACTATAACCAACTATGCTTTAAACAATTTTAAACTATATACTAGCCCAAGTGGTTTACCTGGTACTTTTCAAGAGTATACTAGTGCTTATACTGTTTCTAACAATGTAATTAAAATAACGGCTGCATTGCCTGCAAGTGAATATATAGTTGTTCAGCTAAAATCTTTAAGCGGAGGCAATTATGGTAATCAAGATGCTTTTGGCATGGCGGTTGAAAATAACTATGGAGGATATGAGTACATAAGTTTAAATGATGCTATAGACAACTTCATGGTTGGTTATGTTGGAGATGGTAAAATATTACAGCATGCTAAAAAATCAGATGTTTTATTTTTTGCCAAAAGATCTTTACAAGAATTTAGCTATGATACTTTAAAAAGTATACACTCTCAAGAATTAACTGTTCCCGCTAGTCTTAGTTTGCCACTACCTCAAAACTACGTAAACTATGTTAGTGTTTGCTATATAGATCATATGGGCGTAAAAAGACCTATATATCCTGTAAACAATTTAACCACAAGTCCTTACGAAAACCCTGTTCAAGACGCCAGTGGAATACCAGTTCAAGATAACTTTGGGTCTAATATAGAAGGTAGCTCTATAACAGAAGAAAGATGGAAAAACGCTAATGATAAAATAATTAGTCAAGAGTTTTTTGAAAACTTTGATGATTATTTATACTGGGCTAATTATTATGGACTAGATAATTTTGGGTTTTACGGACAACAATATGGTTTAGTGCCTCAATATGCTCAAAGAAACGGTTGGTTTAATTGCAATTACAGAGAAGGTAAAATTTCTTTTTCAAGTGATTTAGTTAACAAAATTATAGTATTAGAATACATATCTGATGGGCTAGCAAATGATGTAGATGCGAAAATACCTAAACTAGCAGAAGACGCTTTATATGCTTCTATATTATATAACATTGCTTCTACAAGATCTGGTCAACAAGAATACCTAGTTCAACGATTAAAAAGAGATCGCAGTGCTAAATTAAGAAATGCTAAAATAAGATTATCTAATATTAAGCTTGATGAAATAGTTCAAGTTATGAGAGGTAAATCTAAATGGATAAAACACTAAAATTTAATGGCTAAAGATAAGAAAAATTTTCTTAAAGGTAAAATGAATAAAGATCTTGATGATCGCATTTTACCACCTGGCGAATATAGAGATGCTAGAAATCTAGCTATAACAAGATCAGAGGGTAGCAAAGTTGGTGCTTTAGAGAATGTTTTAGGAAACAACTTAATACAGCCTACTTCCTTAGGAAACTATAGGTGTACGGCTATCGGCTACTATGTAGATAAGCAGTTTTCCAGAACTGTTGTTTTTGCCACTGATCATGTTGACAGTTCGGCTAGCGGTGTTGATAATTTTGCCCCTCCCAATAGTCAGCATTTTATATATCTATATGATCATGTAACTGGGCAAGTTAGTGTTCTTGTAACGGGGGTTTTTCTTAATTTTTCTAAAAGAAGCAATATTATAGGCGTTAGTAGAATAGAAGAATTGTTGTTTTGGACTGATGATAGAAATCAGCCTAGAAAAATAAACCTAACCACAGCTATAGCAAATGAAACTGGTTCAGTAAACGTTTTATCTAATTATTATAAAAACGAGGATAGTATATCTGTTGCTACTTATGCGCCTTTTAATCCTATTAGTTTAATCAATATAGATGCTGATCAATCTGCCGCTGGTAGTGTAAAGTCTACAATGACCAATCCCGCTCAAGCCTTGCTTCCTGATGGAACTGCAAATCCAGACTCTGATCCTACTTTTGCTGGAGATAAAAACTATTTAAAAGATAAATTTGTAAGATTTAGTTATAGATTTCAATTTGATGACGGTGAATATTCTTTAATGGCTCCGTTTACTCAAATAGCTTTTATACCTAAGCAAAATGGTTATTTTTTAGCTGAAGCCTTAGTTGATCCGCCTACAACAAACATAGATGACTGGTCAACAGACTCTCAACAAGCATATAGAAGTACTGTTGTGCAGTTTATGGAAAACAATGTCACTCAAATAATATTAAATATTTTATTTGAAACAACAAATCCTAGTGCTGATTTTAAAATTAAAAACGTAGAAATACTTTACAAAGAATCTGACGAAATAGCTATAAAAGTAGTAGAAACAATACCCATAGCAACAGTAGAGCAGAACATGTCTAGTAACTTTAACACTAAAGTTTATAGCTATAAGTATATATCTACGCAGCCTATAAAAACTCTTCCTCAAGATCAATCGACTAGAGTGTATGATATGGTTCCTGTTAGAGCTAGAGCTCAAGAACTTATAAGTAATAGGATTGTATATGGAAACTATAGAGATAAAAAATCACCACCTGAATTTTTAGATTATCAACTAGCTATTGCTCTTAAGCAAACAGTTAACACTACTAGTAATAGTCAAATAGAATATCCTAATCACACTTTAAAACAAAATAGAACTTATCAAGTTGGAATTGTTTTATCAGATAGATATGGAAGAGAATCATCTGTTATATTATCTAATAATGAAGATGGTACTACATTTGGCGCTCAAAACTTTAGTGCCGACACTATTTATGGTGGTTATACTACGTTTGGGTTTACAACTCTAGAATGGCCAGGTAATTCTTTATTAACAATGTTTAACACTATTATACCTTTCTTGTCTAGCACTGAAGGTTATGGTGGTGTTTATAAAGATGACAGTTATGGAGTTGATGAAGTTAAACAAATTACTAATGCTGGAACAGGCTACGTAGATGCTACTAATGTAGCTACTACAACTGATTTTGCAGAGTCTCAAGGCTCAGGCTTAACAGTAGATATAACAGAATCGTCAACAGTCGCAGGTACAATAGAAAGAGTTGTTGTTAATAATCCAGGCACAAATTATAGATCTGGAGAAACAATTACAATAACAGGTGGAAATGGTGATGCAAAAATTAAAATAACAGTTGGACCTCCAAATCCTCTTGGATGGCACTCATGGAAAATTGTAGTAAAACAAAGTGAACAAGAGTATTACAATGTTTATATGCCTGGTGTTTTATCTGGATATCCAAATCAAAACGGCACAACTACTCCGTATAGTTGGCTTCCAACAAATGAAGACACTGTAACTTCTAATATTGTTTTAACAAATGACAATATAAATAAAGTACCTAGAGATTTAAATGAAGTAGGGCCTGATCAAAAACAGTATAGAAGTACAATAGGTCTTTATGCTAGAGTGCAACCTATAAATAATTCTGATGCTACTACTGGCACATCAAGCTTAACGTATAGTGAACAATTTAACGTAAACGCAGAAAACTTAATAGATGTTGTTAACATATCTTCTTTGTTAGATTCAAACTTTAACACTCTTATAAACGAAATAACAGAAGTAAATACAGCTACTGTAGAAACTCTTCAGTTAATATATGATGAGTTTTATGCTAGTGAAACAAATCCACTGATAGCAAGATTAAATGGATCTCAACAGTTTGGTGTTACAGCTGCTAATATTTCTTCAAATAGCTTTGGCTTAGGTGTTGCAGAAACAGAGCCTTTTGTGTCTAATTTAGACATATACTACGAAACAAGTACAACCGGTTTAGTTAGAGATTTAAACACTTCAATAATAAATAATGAAGGTGGAGATGTGCCTGCAAGTTTTGGCCCGCTACCTATAGAAGATTTATGGGATCAAAATGAAAGTATGTGCGCTGGCACAACTGTAACTCCTTTTATGGATGTGTTGAATTACTACGGCGAGGTAATGGACAATATAGATTCTGCGCAACTTAATTTAGTTACTATAGCTGGAATTCCTGTAACTGGTTATTATAGTATAGACGTTGTAAATAATCAAGTACAAGTTACTTTAGAAACACCTATACCTTTTGATACTACAAATCCTGTAAACAATATTGTTAACATGTATGTAGGTATAATTACTTCGGATGGAAACTATGGTGAAGTTATTATAACAGGTGAAGTACTAAATGCAGTTCCTTCATTTAAAGAAAGATGGGAACAAGACGGCTGTAGTGTTCCAGATAGATACGTTAGTAATCCCACTCCTGGCGTTGCTAGAATACAAGATTTAATAACATTTCAATTAAATAACGCTTGGGGTAGTTTAAATCAAGGCGGTCAAATAAGTACTATAGCTGAAGATGAAAATAGAGGTTATGGTTTAGCTTTAGGGGCTAATAGTTATTGGGACGTTTCTGGTGGATCACTTACCTCGAGCGGTGTTGTTTCTTCAGTTATATCAGACGTAGCTGCTAATCCTGAATATGAGCTTTTTGACGAAGTTCGTATAGATACGTTCTTTCCTGAAAATGGTCTATGTTGTAGCGCGCCGCTAGAAGAAAGAACAAGAGGTTTAAGTTTAAGAGTACATCCTGATGATCAAGTTTATGCTCAATTGAGCAGTGATCCTGAGTTTAACAATCCTGTGCCAATGTTTGTTATAAAAGATTTGACACAAGAAGTTCAAAAAATAGAAATAATAAATGGAGGCTCTGGTTATACCTCGGTTACATTTAGTCAAAGTTATGATCAAACAGAAAGTACAGCTGCACAAACAGGTACTCCGATAACACTTACTAATCAAATATATAGTAACAATTTATATAATGTAGCAACACTATCTGATGATTTACCAGGTCAAACCGGAACCATAGGTGAAGGTAGTGGACTTAGAGTTAACATAGAAGTAGATACAACTCCAGGTTCACCTACATTTGGAAAAGTTGTTGGTTTACAACCAGGAAGACCTATACAATTTTCTGGCGAAGAAGGCAGTTACAGAAGTGGAGATGTAGTAAGAATAATACAAACCGATAATGATGGTAATATAATTGCTAGCGATGCTTTGCTGCGCGTAACAACAGGCGGTTATGGTCTTTATATTGATGAAGATATTAGTATAGAAGCTACTAATTCACCGTACGGAATAGCTTTATACAACCCAGCTCCTTCTAGTTCTCAAAATGAACAAATGCAAAATGCTCTTGATCTAGGTTATGATTTACCCTTAACAGATCCTTTAGGTTCGCTATTAAATACCACACAACAAGCGACAATGGAAGGCTATATGGCTTACTGGTCTGCACAATTTCCACAATCAGAATATCCTTCTTATTATGATGATGCAGGTAATTTTATAGGAAACGATTTCATGCAAGCAAATCCAATTTTCTATCCTAATAATGGCGACGTGCAGCAAGTGGGTAATATAAAACCACAACCACCTGTTTCGGATCCTGAGATTAACAACCCAGTCAGAAACATAGATGGTCAATGGATTGGTCTTAGACCGCAAGGCGGCGATGGGCAATTAAAAATATACACAATAAGAGTACAACTTACTGATCAGCCTTTAGGTTCACCAAACATAAATTGGCAAACAATAACTTCTAAATATATGAGAACTGATATAACAAATATTGGTTCTACGCGATACCCAAGATATTACTTATATGGTCTTGGACAAATGGGTTATGAAACTCCTACTCAATTTCCAATTCTTGTAGACAACGATGCAGATGGAGTTATTGATGAAACAATTTACCCTGAACCATTTTATATTGGTGACTTAAGTAATTATGGCGACAACACTAATTTATTTGGATTTAATACTTCGTTTAACCAAGTTGATAACTTTCAGCAAAGCGGTGGAACTTTACCTGGCCCTGCTTTTTATCAATATAAGCATATTCAGAATAGAATATCAACTCAAGTTGGTGAAGGATTAAGATTACCAGGTTCTGTGGATCAATTTGGTAGAAATTTAAAAGTACTTCCAAACACTGTTCCTTTTTATAATGGAAATGGAAATTATCCTGCCAGTCCTTATACTAAAGACTCTGTAGCAACGGGTCCTATTTTTGATTTTGGAGGAGAAATACTATATTTAGGTCAACAACAAGACGCTCCTATAACAGCTTTGAATGACGTAGGTGAATCTATTCATGTTGGCGGCGAACCTGTTAAGTTTAAACTTCCAGAAGAATTAGTAAACATGGCTACGCCTCCAACTATAAAGTTAAAAGGTTATTTAGGAGGTTATAATCCATATGGCTCAAATGCTTGGAATAATATTAAACAGGGTTATAGTGGAATAGGGCAAGGACAATATACAACAGCTGCATCGCAAAATCCATTAATACCAAATCTTTATCCTGGCTTTAACCCATCTATAAGCACCGCTGTAAATACGGGAACTACAGCTAATATAATATCTAAATCACCTTTTTCTACACCTTGGCCAGAGTTTACTTTAGTTGTAGGTAATAGAAATACTGATCTTAGTTATTTAGGTGGCGGTACTTTTCAAAACAACCAAGGCACTAGTGGTGGTGGGATCACCTCTTGGGGTGATAATAAATTGAAACCTACATTGAGTGTAGAGTATACAATTACAACTAGGTCAATTTTGTATCTTGATAAACCTAATGATACTTATGTTACATATCAGAAAACTAGAACACTAAGCAACGTGGGTAATACTTCAAGCTCTGTTGATACGGTTGTAACAGGCTTAGCAAACGGTAATAGAGATATTACTGTTCCAAATCCTGCTTTGTCAGACAATGATCCTATAGTGCCTGGTATGAGAGTTATGGGTTCTCCAGGCTCTGACAATCCAGTTTATTTACCTACATCTGAACTAGTAGGAGCAGGTGTTACTGTTCAAGAAATATTACAAGAAGGAGCTGGAAGCGTAACTGTTAGAATAAACGCATCATTTAATAATTTAACTGTAGGTTCTAATATAATTTTTATATCTCAAGGTTTATCTACAAATATTGAAAATGACGAGTCTTTAGCTCAAATACAAGCTGGTGCGTATATAAGATCTATGGATGCTTCAGCTACTGATAACACTGAATCAAAATTTGATTTAACGTTAAATTACTCTAATGGTTTATTAGACGCCGGAGAATATTCTATAGAAACTTCTTTAGGTCAATTAAAACTTAGAGAAAAAGATGGTGGTGAACCTGTTCCAGGTAACATTACAGCTGTTGGGTTACAATGGTCTGCAAAAAATTTATCAACAATACCTATAAGTAGTCAAGGCTTTTATACAGGTTTTGATTATGGTGTTCAATTGTGTAGCCCCGGGACCATGGCCATGTATTTAGATATAGATTTTAGTTAAAATATTAAAAAACAAGTAATTATAATTTTATGCCATTTGTAGTAGAAGTAAAATATTTTAATTCGTTTTGGTTAAAACAGGTTGTAGATGATACTACAGCTAATCCTTTTCCTGATGGCAAACCTGTTTGGCCAGGTGGTTATCCGTATAATAATACTACAGATACGCAAATAAGTGCAGCAGTTGGTCCTTTTCCAACATCTCAAATTGCAGCACCTGGAACTTCAAGACCTCAAGATTATTATGTAGAAGAAGCTAGAATTAGAGGCGGTTATAATAATACTAGCGTAGACTTTGGGGCTAAAGCGTATTTAGTAGAAGATAATCCAAATCAACAATGGAGATTTAACTCTATGATCTACTCTGGTGTATTTAATTCTAGAACAGGTGTTAATTATACTAATCAGTTTCCAAGTGGAACAAGTATAACTAGAAGTGTAGATCCTATAAACGCTTCAATACAAAAACTTTACGCAGAAGATACTAATTTAATTATATTTCAAGAAAATAAAGTATCAAATGCATTAATAGATAAAGATGCAATATACACCGCTGAAGGCCAAGCAATAACTACTCTTGGTGCTAATGTTATTGGATCCGTTAGTGCCTATGCCGGTAATTTTGGTATATCTAAAAACCCAGAAAGCTTTGCAGTATATGGAAATAATAAGTATTTTACAGATAAAGATAGAAACGCTGTTTTAATGTTATCTCAGGCTGGCATTTCTGAAATATCTAATGTAGGCATGTATGACTTTTTTAGAGATACATATCGCGTTATGATTGATAATAACACTTATCAAGCTTCTTATACTGGTAATAAATCAGAAGGGGTTTTTGAAATACAACAAAATGTAACCAACAGCACTACACTGTTAATTCAAAACCTTCAAGGTTTTATAGCTCCTGGCGCAGAAATAAAAGGTCAAGGCTTAGCTGCCGGAATAACAGTTGTTTCATACAACAATGCAACTAGCACTGTTGTTTTAAGCGCACCTATAACATATACAACTAATGTTGCTCTTTTTTGTAACACAGGAGGGTATACGGTTGTAACATCTTTTGAGTTTGAAATAAGTGTTATAATAGATTCCTACGACAAGTTAATTAAAGGTATGTCAGTTTTAAACGTTGCTGTAGCTAATGCTTTAGGTAATATTGTCGCTACTATTGAAGAGATACTGCCAGCGCCAAATGGTAGAGCAAAAATAAGAACAAATAGACCAGTTACAGTAGGTTTCGATTCTTTAATAACTTTCACAACGCCTTATGACTCTTACGCTGTTGGTGGTTATGATTATTGGTCAAAAAATTATACTCTTTCTTTACAACCAAACCCAGTTTGGACTGATACAAGAAGAGCTGTAACACCGTATAGCACTCTTACCTTTGACCAAGTGTCTGGAGGTTGGACTAGTTTCTTTTCATATAAACCTATATGGTTATATAGTTTAAAAGGTAATTTTTATAGTTTAAATTCTTCTAGTATTTATTCTCATTATACAAATTCTACTAGAAATAAATTCTATGGTACTCCATATAATTCTAGCATTACATTTGTTTTTAACCCTCAACCTACGACACAAAAAACATTTAAAACAGTAGAGTATGAAGGATCCAATGGATGGCAAGTAAATAGTTTAACGTCTGATTCTACTGGTGAAGACTTAGTTTATTTAGATTCAGGACAAACAACACTAAGCAGCTACGTAGACAATGGCTTAAGAATTTTAAGTTATACAGAAGGAGCTTATACAACTGGGGCATCGTATCCTTCTATTCTTACAGGTCAAGTACAAAGAGCTGGTTTTGATAGAAAAGAAAACAAATATGTAGCATCTATAAAACCTAATGGATCATATAGACCTCAATCTGTTTTACCAACTGCTGCCACTAGTGGTATAAAAGGGCATGTTATTAAAGCAATATTTTCACAAGACAGACATAGTAGAGGTAAAGAAGTAGAATTATTTTCAGTTGGTACAGAATACACAAGAACTAATGGATATTAACAATAATATAAAAATATGGCACTTGGAGCAGTTTTAGGAATAGCAGGATCAATAGCTGGAGGTCTTTTTGGATCTTCATCAGCATCCAGGGCAGCAGCAGCGGCGGCTAGAGAAAGAAAAAGATTACAAAAAAAATTAGATTCTTTAGAAGAAAACAGACAAGATATTATAAATCCTTACGCTGGAGCTTCTAACTTATCTAGTTTAGCACAGAATCTTACTGGTATGATGACTAATCCATTTGCTAATTTAGGAGTTGCAACAAAAGCAGCTGAAATACAAATAGAACAAACTGATATATCTTTAGCTAATACCTTAGATACTATTAGAGCTACTGGTGGTGGAGCCGGCGGCGCCACGGCTTTAGCTCAAGCAGCTTTACAGTCTAAGCGTGGTGTAGCTGCAAACATAGAACAGCAAGAGGCCAATAATGAAAGATTAAAAGCTCAAGGCGAGCAGTCTCTAGAGCAAATGAAAGTAAACGAACTAAGAAGAATACAAGGTGTTCAAATAGGCGAAGGTCAGCGTATGCAAGGTTTAGACGCTGCAGGTCAACAATTTATGTTTGGTACAAGAGAAAATAGAGAAATGCAAGAATTAGACAGAACAGCGGCACTACTAGGCGCTGCGACTCAATCTGAAGCTCAGGCAAAAGCAGATAAAACCTCTGCTATAACTGGAATGATAGGCAGTGTTGCTTCTATAGCAGGCACGGCGTTTGGACCAACTCAATAGATAAATATGGAAGATAAAAACATAACAATAAATTTACTTCTTAAGCAAATAAAAGAAAGCAATGCTATTGCTTATAATGAAAATTATATAGCACAAAGCTCTGATTATAATTTTAAAATAATGGAAGTTGCTTACGCAGAAACAGCTAGATTATATGCTTCTATAAAAATGGATATTAAAAACAACAACTGCACTACAGATAACTGTTACTATGAAAATTTAAAAATAAAGCAACTAGAGGAAGCTCCAAAAGTTTCTATTGATTTTATTCAAAAGGTTATAGGTCAAATGCAGGGAACTGAGGCTTCTAATTATGATGTTAATAATGATTATAGGTATAGAGTTGCTAATTACATGCTAAATTCTACACCTGGATTTTCTAAAACAGATGGTTATAATTTAAGTTTATATTTAAACGAAGATGCAACTCAAACTATAGTGTTTGAAGGACCTTTATTTGAAAATAATTCTTTAATAATAAACAGCGCGGCTTTAGAGTCAATATTAGATAACGACACTTTTTTAGTAGTAAGCACGCCTGATATTGAAAAAGAAATGTTAAGACTTTTAACAGAAGTAGGTTTATTCGCTCAAAGTGATATTTTAGAGAATGGCGCTTTGTCTCCTAATGCTAGAGTATCAGAAGAATTTATTGCTAAAAATGTTGATGGTGGTTTTGACTATATGATTGTAGACGTTGGAAATGGTAAAGGTAGAAATACTTTGAAGTTCGATCTAGATAAAATACAAAGAAAAGTAGATCCTTTTATAAATTCTGAAGTAGCTGGCTTGTTGTCACAAGAGCAAGATACAGTAGCGGCTTGGAATGTTTATATATCTAAAGGTACTAGCGTTGAAGAAGACGATCAAATGGTGCAAAACGCAAACGCAGGATCTGACGCTTGGAGCTACAAAGAAGATCTACCACTTTCTCAAGACAAAAAAATATTGTTTGAAAGCAAATATAAAGAATACTTTATGAACAATTATTTAAAGCAGTTCATAACTAATCAATTACCAACTGTTCAAGAAGACGCTGGAGTGTTTGATTTAGAAGAAGCAAGATCTGCTAAAGCACAAAAATTTATTGACGATAACAATTTATAAAATATAATTAAATGAGTCATATTACGTTATTACAGTATATTACACAACTTCAAAACTTCGGTCTTACACAGCCGCAAATAAATGCTTCTGTGCAAGAGTGGAAAAAAATTCATACACCAAAAAAAATTGAGGAAAAACCTAAAGAGCAGGTTGAAGTAGTCGAGCAAATTAATGTTACTGAAGAGGGAAAGACACCTGTTGTTACAGAGGACGATGCAATTGTAGCAACAGAAACGAAACCAGCATCAGATGCTTCAAGCTCTTCGGATTCAAAATTATCATTTCTAGGATATGAATTTCCAGGAATAACAGATAGTTTAAAAAATCTAGAACGATTAGATACTAAAGACTTAATTACACCCAAACCAACTGGTTTTCAATCTTATTTTGAAGTAAGAGATAAAGGTTTTGAAATACCTTCAATTACACAACTTGAGAAAGAGTTTAAAGCAAGCAGAAAAAGAAATTTTAGCGATCCAATAGAAGGTGAAGTAATAATAGGTGAAGATGAAGTTGAATATAAGTATGAAGTGAATGATAAAGGGTTTATTGATTTTTATTACAAACCCAAAGGTCAAGATGACTTTGTCAATCAAACGGTTGAAATGAAAGATAATCCAGAGCCAAATTATCTTAATTTTATCAAAACTCAAAACAAATTAGGTTTTTTAAAAGACGACAAATATAATGATCTTGTAAAAGAGGAAGAAGAAAGATTAGAAAAAAATAAAAAAATAGAGGCTAAAAATGCTATAGCAGCAAAAAATAAAGCTATTTATGATAAGTATGTAAATTTTACAACTTCTATAGATAATGTTTATAAAAGATTTGAAAATGCATATAATCCTGAATCAGGGGCTTTTGAAGATTTATCTTTTGGTGGAGGTGATATTGTTGGTATGGTTGAAACTGAAGTAGTTAATAAAGCGCTTTTTGATCCTTTATACTACAAGCGTGATATGAAATTTCGCACAAGCGACGAAGATACAGGTTTTGTAAATTTAATGTTTGGCAATGATATAAAGTCTATAGTAGGAGAAGAAAATTACGATGATTTTATAGGTTATTTATATCAGCAAGATTTAATTAATGATTTAAAATCAAGATTTAGAAATGGTGAGCTTGGTGTTTATGGCATGAACGAAGAAGATGCACAAAGAGCATCTAGTCGTATATTAAAAGATTTTAACTTCGACTTAAAATCTAATAGCGTTTTACCTGGAGGTATGGACTTGACCGGTTTATCTGACAGTCAAAAATTAAATAAACTTGAGGTTGGTAGACAGAGAATCATGTCTAAAATATTAGAAAATTTTTTAACAGACAAACAAACTAGGTCTAATGAAAAACTACTTCTTGGTTATATAATGGCTAATCCAGATCAATTTAAGGAATTTGAAAATTCATCTGCTGGTAAAGAAAAAGCTATTGAAAAAGCCAGCAAGTTAATTAAAAACCAAGAGTGGAACGAAAATCGCTCAGACATAATACCAATAGCTGATTTCAAAGGTATACAAGATTATACAAATGGTTTTTTTAGTAAACTAAAAGCTCAAAATGATCAACTAATTAGTAAAAAAAACCAAGAAATAGCTAAACTTCAAGAAAAAGGAGACTGGGATGGTGCTTTAGCGGTTGGTCTCGATGCTTCTGCTGATTCGATTACTACAAGAGTAGGGGATTTTATTGATGGTGGTCTTAATTTTTTTACAAATGTTGAGGCTCTTTTTTCAGGAGGAGATACATCGTTTACAGAAGCTGATAGGCAAAGAGCAATACAAAACGCTGTTAGAAATGAACAAGCTGCTCAAACCTTAGGTGATGTTAGATATATGGGTATTTACGGTAAAAAAATAGTTGACACAGAAGGATTGTACGGTGTAAAAGGCAATGAATACATACTTAGTGATGGTGCTATATATAACACCACAACAAAAACACCTTTAGGTGAAAGAGATGAAAAAACATATTTAGCTTTAAAAAAAGCTTTAGAAAACAGCGAAGAATCTGGTTTATCAGTAAGTGGATCTGGAACTTTAATAGGTACTATGAGTACAGTCACCGGATTAGCTTTTGATTTATTAGGTACAAAAGGTATTGGAGGCGCTACAACTAAATTAGGTAAAGCTACAAATCTTAGAAATATAACTAAAATACCAAAGGCAAGATTAGATGGTGCGCTTTATTGGAGTTCTTTAGGTTATGTTCAAACAAAAAGCACTACATATTCTGAGTTATTAGCTAACGGAGTTTCAAAAGAAAAAGCTAGAGATATTTCAGAAACTGCTGGACTTCAAGGAGCAGCAGTTTACGGTGTGTTTAGTCTGTTTAGTCCTACTGAAAAGTACCTTGGGGCATTTGGCAAGAACTCTCAAATTAAAAATGCTATAAAAAAGTCTGTTGAACAGTATAAAAAATCAGGAGGAAGTTTTAATACTTTTTTTAAAGATGCGCTAAAAAGATTAAAACCTGGTCAAAAAGCGATTGGTGTTCTTGAAGAAAATGTTGAAGAAGGTTTACAACTAGCTGGAGAAACATTAGGCATAAACAGTTATATAAATAGAGAAGTTGGAAGAGATGTGATGGACACAGAAATTACAGTATCAGATGCTGTTAATAATGTTATTTTATCCTCAGCTGCATCATACTCAGCATCTAGTGCTAAAATGCCTAAATTTGCATCAAACGGGCGTAAAAAAATAGAAAGCCTTTATGCTTTAGGTCAAAACCAAGAATTGGCTAATCAATTTTTAAGCGAATTAGTTAAACAAGGCGAAATAACAACACAGCAGTCAAGTGAAATAATGCAGCAAGCTAAAGCTGTTATTAATCAATCTCATAATATACCGAGCTTTGTTGGGCCCGAAGCTAGTCTTGAGTCAGCTATAATACTACAAGAAATAGCGGATTTAAAAAATAGATTAAAAAATACAGATCCAGCTTTTCGAGAAACTATAGAGCTGCGAATACAAGAAAGACAAGAAGCTTTGTCAGAAGTAGTAAAACCAGAATTAGAAAAATCAAAACAACGAGAGGCTGCTAGAAAAAATTCAGAACTTTTAGAGGCTAGTTTTGAAACTTTTACAACTCAAGAAGACGTAGATTCTAGAAAAAAAGAATTAATGGGTGAAGGCGGCAGGGTAGTTAAATCTGTTGGATATGGTGAAGCAATAACAACTGAAGATGGTAAAACCTTTATACTAATAAATGATCAAGTAGCTGGAGAAGATAACAAGTATACAACCGATCAACATGAAGTATTACATCCTTTTTGGGAGCAAGCATTAAAAGGTAATCCAGAACTAGCTATATCTTTTGGAAAAGCTTTAATGAATGAGTTTTTAACTAATACCGAGATAAGTGGTGGTGCACAATTTATAGCTAAGTTTAATCAATATATTAATGATACTGATTATTCGGCAGAAAAAACATGGTCTGAAGTCATACCATTAATGAGCGAGTATTTATCTAGTGGTGATATTCAATATAACCCAGAGCAAGAAGCCTGGTATAAAAGAATAGGTAATTATATAATGGATTTTTTGAAAGATCCTTCAAATAAACAAAGACTAAATATAACTTTTGATACAGGTAAAGATGTGTTTGACTTTTTGGTTGCTTATAACAAAAATACAGACGCTGGTAAAAGCTTTACAGAGGCTCAATTAAAAGTAGCTACA